GACTGCACCTGCAAAGGCTGAATTAGAGAAGCCGAAAGACCCCATGCATACCCACGTATCCCCAGAATGGCGGACAAATGTGAACCCACCGCTAATTACCGATGCGGCATTGGCTGAAAAAATGCCGAAGCCTGTGGTGAATGACGCACCAACAGAAGCCAATGCGTTACCTGCGTGGACGCTTGATCCAAAATATCCTGTGGTTTCCAAGCCTCCGCTATCGCCAAATTGCAAAAGGAAGCTGGAGGTTCCATTGCTAGATAAAGCAGAGACTGTTACGACAAGAACATTCAGCCAGTTTGGAAGTCCAGTGAAATCAATATTTGTACCGGAAGTGGTGGCCTGCGCCGTCCCCATCACGACTGGATTATTCAAGGCATTGTTGCGGATATAGGAAACACAACGCCAATCACCCGACGCATATTCAATGAAGATTGCGTGATCCCCAGCAGCGGTCGTGATATTAGACCCGCCAGGAAGGATTAGATCTGTTGCATTATGAGTAAGCGTCAAGGCACCGTCGAATTGAAGCGCAATCCACGTCCCAGCCCCCATAGACGCCATAGACGTAATGGTAGTGGTTCCCGTTACGTCGAAATAGTTACCGTCAGTGATGAGAGGGAGTGCGGCGGCGGAGGCCACGTCTGCGCCTTTAGACCAGATCATCGAAGCGCCGGACATGGTAATGTCGCTAGTTGCAGTGCCGCCCAGAATCACTGGAAGTCCGCTTGCCTTGATGTAATCGACACACAGCCAGTTACCAGATCCTAGGGAGCGGAATACAGCCCTATCGTTAGCGGCAGTGGTGATATTTGCACCACCTGGAAGAATCAGCGAGGTAGCGTTATGCGTAAGCGTAAGTGCGCCAGTGAAGCGGACAGTGCGAACTATCCCTGCTGCTACGGTTCCAAGACCTGTAATGGTTGTGGTTCCGGTGACATCAACGAATTCCCCTGTAGCTGCGCCAATATCGGTCGTAGTGGCAGAGGCAATGTCTGCGCCCTTGGCATTCGTGGTGCGGACAATGGCCTGAATCGCCCTCAGGAAGTCATCAGCATTGGATGGAGATTCGGTTCCTGCTGGAGAATTGGAGTTGGCGGTAGTGCTCAAGTCCGCCATTACTGATGGAACTGCCATAATTTACCTTTCGCGGCGACATCACGTCGTTAACTAATTGGTTAAAAAGGAGTATGCTATTGATTCACACTTGTGAACCGAGGCATGTATGCGTTACTTATGGTTGTTGGTGCTTATTTCAGGCTGTGCATTGTCTCCAGATAGAGCCAAGCAGATGAGCCAAGAGGATCTGTGCTATGCGGCTGCCGACACTTTCGACACCCCAACCTATCAATCAGCCACTAAAGAGCTAAATTCTCGCGGCCAGGATTGCAAGCGCTGGATCAGCTACTTACAAGACCGCCAGAAGATGGGTCGTCAAGGACAGCCAAAGGATTACTTGCGTTGCCAGCTAGATAATGGCGATTACGTGTTTTGCGCAGCCCCTAGCGGCTCTAGCCTTACGCTAATCACTCCTATTGGCCCTACCAATACGGCTATTCCACCTATGTACATCATTACTAAATGACGGCTTTACTTGTAGGCATATTCAAGCCGTTCGTCCTGTTCGCCATGCTTTTGATTGCGTGGCCCTTCAAGCGCGCCGTTCAGAAATACATGAAAGATGGGAAGCTGAAACGCTTCCTTCTCTTTCGCTGGTAATTACTGGTAGTTAGCACCTAACAAACCTCCGCCGATTGTTCCTGCATAAGGCAAAGCTGGCCTTGCTGCATTCAATGCGTCTAGCGGAGCGGAGCCATAATTTGGGTTAGCGAATGCACGCTGGTAAGGCTGCGACAGAATCCCATACCTTGCACCCACCCTTGCAGCAGGTAACAGTGCCGCCAATGGGTTAACTCCAACCCCCAAGGCAGTCCCTGCCGTATAGTCAAGAACTGTGAGAGGGTTTGCGTCCCCGCTTGCTGGCACTTTGGTCACATCTGGGAATTGATCTGCAAACTTGGCGATAGAGCGCATATTCCCGGAAAGTGGAGCGCCTTTCTTGAGTTCTCGGGCCAACGCTTTTGCATCAACCCTTTCGCCTTTCAAGGCTTTTTCTACGGTATATGTTTTTGCTATCGCTTTTCTAGCTTCGCGCAACTGAGAAACAAGCTTTGGATTACCCGTAGATTCGGCCATCATCTCCAAAGTATCTTCAAGAGATTTAACTTGACCATCCAGGTTAATCGCGCGCTCATAGGCTTGTGGATCGCCAGAGCGCCCGAAGAATGTCCAGTTTTGCTTAGCATTGAACCTTGCATCTTTAAGCTCTTTCAGCACCTGTTCGCCAGTCTTTTCTACCTCCATCTTGGTGCGAGAGCCAGTTACTGATGGGCCTGAAAGCTTGCTACCGACAACCATGCTAGGAATATCCTGCGCTTCTCGATATGGTGCAGACAGTGTGCTTCTAAGATTGTCCAGAACTTCTTCGTTAATTGGAGAATCTGGCGACAAGCCAAGATCCTGACGGATAAGGTCATCGGTGACATTTTGATTACGGATGGCTGCAAGCTGGTTGGTCTTGTACTTACCACTCAAGCCCTCCAGCAAACGGCTCCCCATGCCAGCGCCAGCTTGACTTGGTGGAACTGCATACCCTGCTGCCTGTGCTTCACGCAAAGCTGCATCACGAGTAGCGTTCTGGGCTTTTCTGGTGGCGTTCGATGCAACCTTGCTGGATACCTTGTTGCCGATGTAATTACCTAGACGATTTCCTGCCAGCCCGCCTACTGCGCCATAGCCGACATTGGTCGCTACGGATTCTCCAGTGGCTGTTGGCTGTAAAGCGCCCGTCCCAGCACCAATCAAGGTTGCGCCTACTGCGGTATTGGCTCCTGGAATTAACGCTGTAGGAGCTAAAGCAGCCACTTGACCAGCAACGTTTCCGACAGTGCCAGCGGTCGTGTCCATCAAGGGAGCATCAATAGCCTTTGCTTCGTCAATGGATTTTTGATCCACCAACCCGACGCGCTGCCCGATGCCTCGGCCAATATCCACAAATCCCTTGCCAACCCCAAGCAACTTCTCGCCTGTTGACATTCCTTCCGTGGGATTGACTTTCTTAGGCTGCCAAGACTTGAGTTCATCTGCCAGGATCTGTGCGCCTTCCACATCGCCGGCGTTATGCGCCGCAACGATAGCGTCTTCAAGTCTTTGCTTGTATGTAGCCATTATCGAACCCCATATTGCTTCAGAATGTCGCCCTTTGAGCGAGTTGTATTAGGAGCCTGAGAGCCGCCACTTGGAATACCAGACATACCAGACATCCCAAGAACGTCTTGTTCTGCTTGAATACGTGCACGCGCCTTTTGCTGTATGACCTCTGGCGTATCGCCGATTTGCGGGAAGAATGTGCGGACGTTACGATCAACTTCACCTTGTGTTGCTGCAGCACCAGTCTTTACTCGCAAGAATGATTCAGCCCATTGTTCTTGTGCTTGGCGTGCTCGTTGAGCCTTTTGACTTGCCAATGGGTTGGTTACGCCTCCTGCAATGGCAGTCTGGACTTGTGAGCCAATCTTGGTTGGGTCATACCCTTCGCGCGACAAAGCGCCTAGCTCGTCATTGGCTGAACGCATCTGGCTATAGAATGTGCCAGCCTTGGCTTGCATTTCTGTTGGAGCCTTTGCATTTTTGGGAGGGGCTACGCCTGAAATAATTGCTGGAGCGCCGCCATCCTTGGAAGGCTGGAAGAATACAGGGTTTCCAGACGCATCAACTCCAGCTACAGGAGCGCCGTAACTTACAGTGGTGTTAGATGCCCCTGCACGTTTCTTGGCAAGCTCGAATTCCATGAAAGAGCCTTTGAACCCTTGCTCTTTGGCAAAGTTGTACTCTTGTACGGAAGAAGGCAAATCTTCTGAAGTTTGTGCAGCGTCCAAAATAACTTGGTTGTTGTCTGGGTTGATTAAGCGCTCATTCTTGCCAAGCTTGATAGGCTCTTTCTTTTCCGTTTTGCGTTTTATATAGGCAACAGGATCAAGCTCCATGAGGGCATCATCCAAGCTTGGAACTTTTACCGCTTCCGATGGGTTTTTGAATGGCCCCTTAAATACGCCGACACCTCGAAGCGCATTCATTGCGTCTTGACGGGCTTTCTCTGCTCTTTGTGCAGCAGCCAATTCTGCCTCACCTCGCTTGATGTTGATGTCGGAAATCTTGTTCTGGTTTTGCAGTTGGCGATATTGCTGCGTTTGCTGCATGCCCTGTTGAGCGCCACGACCGATAGCTACACCTGCATTGCCATAGTTTCCATAGTTGTTCGCAAGGATGCCGAGGCCCATGTTGAAAAGTGGATTTCCACCACCCAATAGACCTTCTAATCCGCCACCCATGACACCACCTTGCCCTTGAGACGGCAGGATGCCAGGCGTTCCGTAGATTGGATATGCCATATTATTGCCCCATGAAATTACGGTTTAAGAGGCCGAACGGGAATTGGAAGCCTTGATTAGCAGGCGGCTGGTATTGGTTGCCAGTAGGCGAAGTGATAGGTTTTGGCTGATAGCCCAAGATCCCGCCGTACAAAGCATCATTGGCTTGCATGGTGAGGCGGTTGTACATATCAGGGAGCTTGCCAGTCATCATGCCGTTACCCGCGCCTTGCGCTGGTTGCTGCATAGCTGGTTGTTGTGGCTGGAGCGGGATCAACTGCTTGCGTTGCAACAGCCACGGCATGTTCTGCGTTTCCAGCATATTTGCTTTAGCGCCAAGCTGAGAGAAGGCGCTATTGCTGTAGTCCATGCGGTTGTCGATGTAGGGCGTATTGTTGAAATACGTTACTTTTTGCTCTGGAATGATGCCTGCCATGATTTTTCCTTAACCTAAAAGACCGCCAAGAACCGCACCAACGCCAGCGCTTACTGGCCCGCCTAATCCGAGCATGGGGCCAAGACTGTAGCCAGCCATGCCACCCCCGATAGCGCCTGCAATAGGGCTGGATTGATAGGGATTAGGGCTGGTCGAGGTTTGATTGGAGCCGACACCCATGCCCATCCCTACTGCGCGTCCGTAGTTGTCTAGTTGTTGCTGGTTGTAGCCTGTCGCGTTGTTAAACAAGCCATTAGCCTGATTGAGATAGTCTTGAGCCAAGCCACGTCGCACATCACCCACACCAGTAAGCGCTTGCAGGTCGCGGTAGTCGGTTTCTGCAAGTGTTGGAGCGAGAGCGCTTGCCTGCATTTGACGACCGCGTTCCTGATCGTAGTTACTGCCGTACATACCAGCGGCAGTTTGGCCTAGATTGCGGGTCAATGTTTCTTGATGAGCGCTGGAGCCGAAGTTGTTGTTGTTGAACTGACTGTTGACGCGGGACTGCACATCACCCAAGGCGGTATCGACGTTCTGCTTCAGCCAAGGGTTGCTGTCAGGAGACATATACGCGCCCGTCAGGGTATTAAAGTTATTCCCTTGTGCCGCGAGGTTATTTGGAGAGCCTTGAATCGCTCTCTGAGTAGTTCCTGATAAGCCGTATTGCTGTTCTGGGCTTAACGGGGCTATCTGGTCGCCTTGGTTGAACTGAAACGGCACATTGGATTGAGCGCGAGCACGGCTCAGGTAGTTCGTAATGTCAGGCTGCACCCCAGCCCAAGGGGTAACCGTCGTGGTTTGGCTTTGGGTGCTACCACCGCCTCCGCCTTTTCCGCCTCCGCCCATATATTTCCTTTCAGCGCTTCACAGCGTTAGAAATTAAAAAACCGCAGAAGCGGTCTAAATCGTTTTGCTCATGGTGATCTGCGGATTTTCGAATCCGTAATCACTTAAAACCTTTTTCCAGCCCGTCCGTCCGGTGAACTCTATCTGGTGAGCTCCATTCTCTCCACCCCATTCCTCCAGGGTCTTGATAAGCACATCCAGCCATTGCTCACATTCCTTACCTGTCAGCGTTAAAACCCTGACTGCGCGGCTTTGGGGATAATCCACCATCTCAGTGACCATAACCGCACGCAAAATACCGTCATGGATGCCCCACAACTGCATTTTCTGGGCCTCTATCGCGTCTTTAACGTCTTGCATGGATAACTTGTCGAAGTTGCCATGAAAAGCCTCTGCAATCGCTTCTTGAACGTCGGGCCAGAACTTCATGTCTAGTGCACAACAGATCATCAGTTACCCGTCAAACAGCGCAATTCTTTGAATGTCAGCGGGTCATCGTCCGTGCATAACCACGCCAGCAGGATATATTTGCTACTCGCCGCGCCTAACTCGCTAGGATTGGAGTTGTAGACAATATCCCCGATAGCGTATGTGCCTGTCGTAGGGGCTGATGTCGTGGCGTTGTACCTGCCCACTAACTGCCCCTCGGATAAAGCGTTAATCTGGTTCTGCATGTCCAGAAGTAGCTTGACGAAGATTTGGCGATCGTACTGAGCAGGAACGCGGTTATAGAGATTCAGCCTCATTCCGACCCATCCAGCTTCATCAATGGCGAATACTCAGACAACGTACAATCCCCAACCATGTTGAATTGCAGCCTGTGCCAACGAGCAGAACGCAATACATCAAATCTGGAAAGGCTCATGGTGGTCGTTATGTCAGTCGTCAGAGCATCGCCTTCAGACTGCTTGTAGTAATTGGTCATCGTGGCGCTAGTAGGCGATGTGAGCCACTTAGGTTTCACTCGCTCAAGCAGATAAAAGTTGATGTCGTCGCCCATGTCTCCTGTCGTGAAGGAGCTATTGGTCGCAATCCCGTCCAGAGACAGAAGATCATGATTGGTGTCGAAAATCCCTGGCGTGAAGTTGCCAGATGTCAGGAATGGCGAGTCATACGATAAGGTCGAAGGAATCGCGTTATAGGTCGCATAAAGCGTGTCCCAATTGTCGTAGGTGATCCCGCCAGCCAAATACTCAACAACCGCCTCTACGGGTCTATCGTCCCTGCCCCACATGCCAGTCCTGTAGTGGTAAACGACACATGAATCAATCGCGCCACCTCCACCTAGAGATGGGTAATAGAAATAGACTCTCTGGTTCCTACGGTCGTGCAATGTCTTAATGCGATTGGCGAACGAAGCATTAAAGTCTGCGTAAATCGTCTTTCTCAGCGGATTGCCGATAGGTACAGGTCTAGCCCCATCGAACCGCCAGAAGTCGTCGATCCCCATGAAAATATGGACAGGGTTGTCAGCCGTGCCGATATTCACCACACCTTCATTGGAGGAACACCCAGCTTCGCCTGGAATCTGTTGCCAGTCCCAGATAACCGGAGCACCCACATACGTCCCGATATACATGGCACGTTCTTTGTAAGCGATGATCTGATTGCCGAACCTTTTAGCCGCAGAGATACGGGAAGGGGCGGAAGTCAATAAGCCAGTCGCACACTGCGTAGAGATAGCAGGCGTCCAGTCGTCATAAGTCCCAATACCAGCGCACCACCAACGGTTAGGCGAATCCCCAAACGATGATTCGCTGGTATCGAACAGGAACACGAAGTTCTGCACGGTCTCGACAATTGAGGCTTTCGGCGCACCAGTCACATTAGCAAATGCACCAGAATCCGAGTATTGCAACGTGTCGGTCTTGGCTACAGCTAAGCTCGTATTGCCAAACTGAGCATAGCGCCAAGGATTATCCGTAGTCGCGGCGTAATTGCCACCGACAGCGCGGCTAGAATCCACCCATGAGGAACCAGATAGTTCGTATAGCTTGGTAGCCGTCCCTGCAATCAATCGGAATGAGTTATCTAGTTTCCGTACCGAAGCAGCCCCAAGACAGGCAGCGGCAAGTGCGTCCGTTCCGCCATCCTGTGCAGAAGGTGCGGCTTGCATGCCCTTTTCAGTAGGAATGAAGGCTTCGCAGTCGGTAATGACCCCCTCGATAGTCTGGTCGAGGTCTGGTGCGTACCCTAACAGCTTCATGCTGAGATAACTCGCATCGCAGAGCCAGAGAACTTGCCGTGCTTGTCGGACTTGGCGATCTGGCCCAATACCACATTCATGGCTTCAGTGAAGAAGGCGCGGTCTTCGCGGTTCTTGGTCTTGTTGGTCGATTCAAACAATGCGCCGTATAGGTACAAATCCGGGTGATTGGTCAGCAGCCAATTGGTGCTATTCGTCGCTAAATCTGGAATCTTTTGGTAGTACAGCAAGCTAATGGCATTCCCGCTCGCAATGTCGGACAGATAGATGCCCTCATCCTGAATCGTGTAATAACGGCTAGGCCCTACCGACCAGGTAGTGAGTACTGGATACTTGAGGTAGAAGTTCTCAGGTGTCAGGTACTCAAGCTCGTACGGCTCATCTGCGTTCACGTACACTCTTCGCGCTTGCAGGAAGTCAGCAGGCAATGCACACACACCGGAGCTAGGCGTGATAGACACAATGGCTTCCATGTTGCGGGTGCGTAACTCACGCTGGAACTTGGCTTCTGCCAAAGCAATGAAGTCTGGGATCAGACTCGTCAAATCAGCGCGAGACAGCCAGCTAGCCACCGCTGTTTGTAGCTCGGTATAGTTAGTGATGCTCATAGTCGGTTCATTTCCTTAATGATCTGCCATGCTGAGCCATCGCTAAGCTCTTGCAGCGTGAATTGCGAATAGGTAAGGGTGTTCACCCACTTGTCCCGATCAGGACGAATGGGGATTTCTATGTGCTCCAGATCCACAGAGATAGGAGCAGCAGGGTTATGTCTTGAAGTCACTACAGGGATGCCGTGGCAAGCAGCCTCAACAGCAGCCACAGAACAATGGGATACCAATGCCCATGCCTTGTGTATCGAATCGCCTAGCCCCTTGGTCTTCTGGCTCTTGACGTATATCTCTCTCCTGGTCTTCTTCACCAGAAGGTCTATTGCGTCATCGTTCCATTTAGGTTCGTCGTGGTAAGCCGTAGGGTTTTTAGGGCTTGGGATGAAGACCACCCTGCCATCAGTCCATTCCTGCCAATCCCTCAACTTCACGCCGAATTGCTTGCGCCTGTCATTCGGCAAATCCAGTTCTTTGGTCTGGTGGATGTTGCAATACACCGCCCTGAAATTGCCTCGCTCGTAGCCCCTGTCAAAGTAGGCATGGTCTACATAAAGGAATGGTTGGCCTTTAGCCTTTAATGCCTTCAGGTTGTCTAGCTGGTCGAACCCAAAAAAAACGGGCACATCGGCCCGTATCTGCTTGCGAACCCTCTCTCGCTGTTCGCTCTTTGATCTGGTGTCAATCTTCCCAACTGAGGATGAAATCACCAGAGATTTCCTTGCGTAGCTTTGCGCCCAACGATTCCAGATAGGTGACAGCCTGCGTGTCTTTCAACCCGAACTTCTTTGCCCTGCCAGGCTTCTGCTCGACAATCACACAAGGCTTACTGCGCTTCAGCATCTCTTCCCCACCCTTGAGCGCGAAGTATTCAAAGCCTTCACAGTCAAGCTTGATGAAGTCGGGATTCAGGTTGTAGGTATCCAGCAGCTTGACCGGAATATCACCCTTACCATCGACCCATGAATCACCGGATGAACCGATAGAGGTATGGATAGAGATAAAGTCTTCCTTGTCGCCAAGAGCCACAGGATGCAGTGTGTAGTTGTCGGCCTTGACGTTCTTCACATAACAGGCTCGGTGATCGGCAACTGGCTCAAAGGCCACGACGTTATCGAATATCTTGACTAGCTCTTTCGACCATAGCCCGCAATGCCCGCCTACATCAATCGCTAATTCAATACCGTTAACCCACTTAAGGGCTTCCAGTAGCTTATGCCCCTGATACGTCCACCTGCCGTACTCGCCTGCCTTTGCGTACTGCTCCAGATGGCTTTCGTGATCCGGCAACCAAATCCCGTTGACTTCTTTCATAGGCTTCTAGGACTTCCTCTACAGTGATTTTAGCCATAGCTTTTTGGCAGTGTTCGCACTTCTTTGAATGAGACCCGCAAGGCTCATCACCATGATGCAGGTTGATATGAGTGTCATAGCCAAGATTGCGCGGATGAGCCACGCCACCCCACAACACAATCGAAGGCACGCCAAGTGCAGCCGCTGCATGATGTAAGGCCCCGTCTGTAGTGATTAAGAGCTTGGCTCCTGCAAGCACCCTTGCTGCCTGCATGAATGTCTTTGTCCTGAGCGCATGCTGCTTGTCGAGAAACTTATCCGTACCGATCTGCCGCCATTCACAATCCAGCTTGGATACGAGGGCTTTCCAGTTATCCAGCCCCCAATCCTTGTTCTTGCCTATCCAGAAGTCCTGCTTCACGTTCGGCTCGATCAACACATAACCGTTCTTTTCAACGTCACCGAGATATAACTCGCCAGGCTTGGCCTTGAAGTCTGGATGAAACTCAAAGTAACCTTTGTGGATCTGCTTGATGTAAGGTCTGTGTCCTGGATAGTTCTTCACCCATGCAAACCGCTCATTAGGTCTCAGTTCCTTGGCGATCCTTGGATTACCCTCGAATACTTCGTCGTAGAACTTGTTTACCCCATCGCCAAACACCACACGCACGCCGTGACGCTCATTCACTTCCTTGGCATCGGCGGTCGCCATGATCCAGTCACCTAGACCCATCAATAAACCTCTGCAATCGCTCTGTAACGCATTTAATCGGCTCGTCCCATGTCTTACCTTGCCTGAACAGTTCTACGCTGTTAGCCCACACGAAACGGGGCGTAGCGTATCTCCAGTTAGGTTTGTTCGGGATGAGTGTCCAACAAGGTTTACCCAATGCCCCTGCTAGGTGAACGACAGCGGTTTGCACCGAGATAACGAGGTCTAGCTCGTCAACCATGGCTGCTGTGTCGTCGTAATCCTTGGATTCTGTCGCTTCTGGGAAGTGGTGAATCTTTATCCCGTATTCCCGCTCAAACTCCGCTAATTCATGGGGTGTTTTGTACTCTAGGCTGATAAACGTGCAGTATTGAGAGAGGATCGGTAGCAATTGCTCTAAATCCAGGCTTCTGCGCTGCTTGAATGTGTCTTTAAGGCCGCCATTCCACGCAATCCCGACCTTTCTCCTGTTTCCTCGCTTAGATAGCTCGGCATTCCAGTGACTTTTGCGCTCTGGGCAGGCTTTAAGGTACGGAATACCACTAAAATCACTGTCTTTCACCCTGTAATGCCAGCCAAGCGACCCAACAAGACACCATGCGTCGAAATCTTGACTATCTACCCACTCGGGAGCCTTCTCAAAGCGGGTTGGATACACCGTAATATCAGGAAAACTGCGCTTAAACAGGCCATATAGCCTTGCATCGCACTCCAGAATCACATTGTTCTCGCGGGATACTTCAGGAATCATTGAGGCGAAGGATATTTCATCCCCAATTCCCTGCTCACCACGGATATTCAGGGTCAATCCTCTGGTCCCGTCCCAATAGGGCTTATCCTTACGCGGCGGGAAGGTTCTATGCTTCTCCGTCCCCACCATCGCCTCATAGCCGTCCCACCCTGATTCCCAATTACCTAGCATGAGATTCGCATATCCTAGCGTCTCTCTCACATCCGACTGGTCAGGATTGATGGATAGAGATTTATTCCCCAAGACGACAGCGCCTTGAGGATTCCCATTGTTCACTTCTATCAGCGCCATGTTGTTCAATGCCGCCGTGTTATCTGGCTCCATGTTAAGCGAGCGTGTCAGGTATTTCCTTGCCTCGTCGTCCCGCATCATCTTCATGCAGACTAGGCCAATGTTGTTCCATATTCCTGAGATGTCAGGTCTTAACTCTAGTGCTCTCTTGTACAGGTTATAAGCCAACCCATACCGCTCGGCATTCAACAGCGCCTGCCCTGCTACGCAGATAGCATCTACCTGCTCAGGTTCGTCATTCAGTATTTGTGAGGCGATTCTCAGCGCCTCGTCCGGCTCACCGTTCTCTACATAACGGATCGCGTCTAGGATGTTTGCCATTTAGCCCTTGGGCTTGTGAACTAAGGTCGTGGTCTTGAGCTTGCTGTATTCTGGTTTATTGACCATGCGGAATAGTTCGCTCTTGTCCTTGATGTCGATCCCCATGCAATGCCAGCGGAGCAACTGCTCATCGCTGATGTGGGCATAGTGAACCATGCTGTTCTTGAGACCTATCTTGGTGTAGTTCTCGTCATTCTGTAGCGTATGTGACTGCTCGGCCTTTTGCCTAGCATCACCGCCTGTGTATTCAATGTAAGTCGTGTCAGTGTCATCGTCGTAAGCAAACCATGTGATGATCTTGCTTAGCGGGTCATAGTCTAGGACTCTTTTATCCATAAGTAGTATAATTTCCCTGTGTGGCTAGGCTTAGCGGCTGAACATCGTTACCTGTGACGACCGCCACACCCCATATCACAGGATTTGCTAACAGGAGCAATGTCATGGAAATCTGGAAACCAGTCGTTGGTTTTGAATCCGAATATCATGTAAGCAATCTTGGTCGATTGATGACCGTCAAACAAGGCAGTGGCGCACGTTACGGCAGGATATTGAAGCCTGGATATAGCCAAAAAGGCTATGTTCAATACACTCTTGGGAAATACGGCGGCAGACATTCAGCGCACCTTCTCGTAATGCAAGCATTTTTTGGCTCTAAACCTGATGGCATGGAAATTAACCACATCAATGGCATCAAAGACGACAATCGCTTAGAAAATCTTGAATATTGCACAAAGTCGCAAAACAAATTACATGCAACTAAGTTTCTAAATAAAGGGAGGGGCGAAAGTCACGGAAACTCAAAAATCACAGATGAGATTGTCCGTGAGATTCGCCGCCTTGGTCATACAGGTTTGTCACATAGAGAAATCGCGGCTCGTTTTAACATTACAAGAACTAATGTCAGCTATATCCTAAAAGGAGATGCTTGGAGCCACGTTATCTAGTTAGAGTGCGGGGTTGATATCGACCACCTTCCCTGATGCCTTCTCGTTGTTCGAGACAAGCGTCAGTTCGGTAAGGATTTGCTTCTTGTTGCTGTCACCAGTTTTCGCCAGATCGAACGCTTGGAAGCCGCGCAGGGAAGCCACAGTCCAATAATCCATATCCAGAACCAGAATGTTCTGATCGCGCATGAAGCGGTTAGGCACAATCTCGTGCTCACCGAAGTCAGAGATGTACAAGTCAACACCGGAAACGATGGAGCCTTGCTTCATGCCTGGTACTTCACGATAGCGGGTAGCGATACCGTTGAAAGAGCCGGAAATCTTCGACTTGGTGGCTGGGCCAACCATCAGCACGCCAGGGTCACCGCCTTGCGTCCAGCAAGCCTGAATAACGGCCTTCAGGTTAGCTTCGGTCACAGTGCCTGCAACGGTCGAGTCGGTTGGGGATGCAACCGTGCCGCCAGAGTAACCTGGGGTGGTTTGTGCAGTACCAGTGCCGACCGAGGTTTTGTTGGTAGCCAGCCACGATTCAACGCCTGCCAAGGTAGCGCCAGAGCCAGCAGCACCGGAGGTGGATGCTTGGTTACGCACCAGAGCATATTCCACGTCGCGCTTCAGTTCCTTGGAACGCTTGGACATCTGATAAGCCAGTTCGCTTGCGCGGCCCGCCTTGTTCACTGCATCTTGCGTACCGGATACCGAGACAGTCTTGGTCAGGATCTGGCAGTAGTTACGCAGGCGAACGGTTGGGGTTGCAGTATTAACTACTGCGTCATTACCCTGGATAGCTGCATTGGTAGCGGCTGCGTCCAGAGCGTCAGTTTGCCACTCGTGGAAGGTTGCCGAAGCAGTGCCCTTCTTGGCCTTGGAGTAGAACGGCGTTTCGGTTGGGGAAATGTCGTTGATGATGTCCGACAAGTCTTCACGGTTACCGACCGCTTGGAAGGTTTGGAACGTGCCACCAGGCACAGCTTTAGGAGTCAGGAACTCCATCAGCGCGAAAATGCTGAATAACTTAAACATGGTCTGTCCTTTCGTAGCGCCTCACGGCGTTTACTTTGAATATCGGGCTAGGAACACAGCTTGTGCTGCGTCTACTGAGCCAGTCTTTTTCAGTGCTTTGCGAGCCTCTGCTTCGCGGCTGGTTGCCACGGACTTGGCTGCGCTTGGGCTTCCTGGCTTGGAGACTTTAGGTAGATTCGCCACCTTCTTCTCAGCCACTGGCCTGTTGGATTGTTGTTTCTGGAACCGATAGGCATCGTGCAATAGCTTCACTACGCGAGGATCAATGACTTGCGCCACTTCTTCCGGCGTGAACCCGTACTTATCGACTGCGAGAGTGTTGAGGTTACGTGCAAGCTCGTTATTCCAGTTAGGAATCTCCCTTGCCAGTACCTTCTGTCCTTCTTCGACAGCCTTGATGTAGGTTTCGCGTTGCTGTGCTGCTAGTTGCTGTTGTTTCGTGCCAATCGTGTTAGCCAAGGCTTGGCGGTTATCGAGTAAGTCTCGGCGCGTTTCCTTGAGCTTGACGAACTCGGCAGGGTCAGAATCGTACAGGGCATTCCAATCGACTTGATTGAACGCCTGGATCTGGTTGTCCAATGCCGTTAATTGTGCGTATTCTGCGAGGGATTCTTGCTGAATCTGGGCTTGTTGTTGCAGTTGCATCTGCATCTGCTCGACTTGCTTACGTTGTTCAGCGACTTCCTGCGTCTTACGGGTGTAGTCCGCTTGTAGCATGATCTTGTCTTTAAGCGCTTCTGGCACTCGGTAAGACTCGCCATCTACTTCTATCTCTACAAGGTCGAGTTCGGCAGTTTCTTCTTCGGCTTCGGCTTGCTCCTGTTCAGGAGTGCCTTCTTCCTCGGTCGTCTCTACTTCTTCCTCGTTATCTTGGGGTGCGGGTTGTTCCTCGGATTCAGCTACTTCTTCATCTTCCGGAACTGGCTCAGCCAGCAATGTGGCAAAGCGGTCTTCAATGCTTAACTCTTGTGGCGACTGCTCAATGGCTTGGTCACTCATTTCATACTCCTAGGGTCTGTGCAAAGGGCGTCCCCTTGCAACGGCGTCTCACGACGTTTTACTGCTCAGTGCTTACTACTAATCAAGCCGACTGAGTAACGGCTTAATGCTATGCGAACCTGCGTACTACCTTTTTCACTAGCTCAAGCTTGGAATCACGCTCAATCTGGATACGTGCCAGTTTGCCTGTCTCTATAGCTGTCTTGATGTTGGCCTCTACGTCACCTAGCAACTTACGCATCAGCCGTAGCTCGTGCTGGCCTTCCTTATCGCCTACAGGGGAGGATTCCCACTTCTGCACGATGGCTTCACGCACCATGACGATATATGGGGATAGCTCCTCTAAGAGGCGTTCGGCTTGTAATCCTTGTCCTGCTTCTTGTTCCAGACTCATAAGCCTCCATTAACCGCGTCGGTTTCTGCCTTCTGTGCCATGCCTGCGGCTTGCAGTCTCAATCTATCGCGCTCAATGTCAATCTCTGCCAGCATGCGGTCACGGGCGATCTGTAGCTCTTTCATCATCTCTTGCACAGCGAGTTCTGCCTTTTGCTGCAATTCCTGCTGCTTGAGCTGGTAGTCCATTTGCATCTGCTCTTGTTTCTGCTGATGCTCTGCCATTGCCTTCTGCTTGTCGAACTCAAGACGCTGTTGCTCTGCCACTACTTTAGGATCAGGCTGAGGCTCTTGCTGCTGTTGCTGTACGGGATTCGTCCAGTACTTGTCTCCGTCCTTGAACCCTGCGTTCTTAGTCAACTCCATGCAGGCTTCGTAGATGTTCTGAGGGGTAGCCACACCGATTTGCAGAGCTTGTTGCTGAACACCCAAGATGCTCATGATTTGGCCCAACATGGCCTGCTTGTTGCCAGTGCCGAGACCTACCGTCACGGTCATGTCGGTGCGAGACTTCCACTGACGGGGATCAACAGGAACCCACTTACCGCGCAGCCTAACCACCTCTTCCTTGTTACCGTGCTGCTTGATGAGCTTGTGGACGCCTTGGAACAATTGCTTAACACCAGTCTCAGCCAACGTACGTGCAATCAAGTCCTGCTTCTGCTGTGCAGCGTCCATGATCTGATTGATGCCGGATGCCGTCTTGTTGAGGCTGTCCGAATCCATGCCTTGGTTGTAACGGGTGATCCCTGTGCGGTTCTCTTTGATGGTGTCTAGGTATTCCATCAGCGGGAAGGCTGCATTGCCGATAGGGTTCGTCACCAATGGCATGATTTCGCTGCCAGGAGAGCCTTCTACACGCACAACGCCACCAGGACGCGATACCAGCATGTCGTCAAGGTTTACGCGGTCAGAGATAGCCCAGCGCCCGTTGTTGGAGGCGTAGAAGTTATCCAGCACGTTACGCAAGATCACCGTCTTGATGACTTGAATATCCTTGTTCAAGTCCACCAATGCACGACCGATATGACGGTGAGGCACGATGTAAGGCGTTAAAGCTGCAAATGGCACACCATCGCACAATTCGTTATCAAGTACCGTCTTGCCAACCATGCACACGCGGCGACGCTCAGCAATACCATCCCCGTCGAAGTCAACCTTGATATAGGCTTCACGATAGACCACACGGCGCATCACGCCATCAGTGGGCTCATCACGCCAAGTCTCTTCCTCTGGGAACTCCTGACGGCTCAGCCAATCCTCGGACATGAACAATGTCGTTGGGTCGTCTGCAATGTCGTCGTCAATGTCATAGCCCATCTCGCGCAAATCGGAGATAGTCTTCCACTGCCTATGCTCAAAGAAGCGAGTGGTGTTCGGGTCGATGTTGCGCTCATCAGGCGCTACTAGAATCTCTTCAGGCGGGCATGGCTCAATCTTCACACGGCCTTTGACGTTGCGGATCTTCACCTTCAAGTCATGCAGCATCGGGCCTTGCTGGAGAATCATCTGAGCCTGCGGGTCACCCATCTGTGCGGCTTCTGCAATCTGTGCCGCCATCGGGTCTGTAGTGTCAGGATAGGACGTATGCTCTAATGGCTCTACGCTCTCATCCTGAATCAGCATCTGGAACTCTTGATCGGTGAGACCTTGATACCTTTCCTCGGTCACATCCTCGGATTCATCCCACCAGTACTTGCAGTAACCGTTCTTGGTGATTAAGCCGTCCTTGATCCACTGATAGCCCACCAGAAAGAAGTTGTTCTGATTCATCACCACATGGTTTACATAGTCAGTCTCTTGCTCTGAGGCTTCTACATCCTCAGGGCCGACAGGGTCGAACTTCACTACTTCATCGCCAGAGCAGAATACCTTCATCAGGTACGGCATGACGGAATCAACCGCTTCCTGTGCATCCATAGAGACAACGGACGAACGGCCTTCAATGGCGGCTAATTCTCGAGTCTTGTCGCCAAGATATAGCTCCATGTTCTCGGAGCGCTCATCTGACAACGTGCCGGACAGGTAATCGAGGGAGACACGTTCTTCCTGCTCGATCCTGACTATCAGTTCGTCTTCGGTCATCTTCTTCATAGGTTTCTTAATCCAAATGGTTAGTTGGGATTAAACAATCCCCATGTTCGGATACTTGATGGGCGCTCTCCACTTATGGGAAGTAGATGCACTGATAGGCGCAAAGGTAAGAAGCCAAGCGTCTGCACGATTAGGGGACTGAACGCCTCGGCGCTTCATCTCATCCTTGCCTTCGACCTTGATTTTGCCGTTGCTTAGCACTGAATACTTGGCAGTAGTCAACTCGCCTATAAGCGCGTCATCGCCTTCACACAACTTGCAATCACGCTCTTCTAGCCACTCTCTGCCATTGAACCAAAGCTCATCACGCAATCTTGAGTACTGCTCGCTAACGCTTGCTGCTTCTGCCACATTGATGCCTCTTACTGGCAATCCAAGCTCTTTCAAGCGATCAACAACGCCAGCACCGATGCCAATCACATCCACATTGATGCTTACGGGCTTCTTGGCTGAATTCTCGTACTCTTTCTTAATAAGCCCCGCAGTCTGCATGGTGTCTTTGCCAAACCACTCTTGAGTAGGCTCTACCTGAATATTTCCTCTGCGCTTAGCCAATGCCGTCGAGTCATCGCCGAACCTGGCAACGTCAAGCCCCCATATCTCATCAGCGCCTGCAATTGCCTGTATCTCTCGTTGCTGAGCAGATACGCACAGATGCAATGGGATAACACCATCTGCGGCAGTTGCGAAGTTGCCTTTGACGCGGACTTGGTAAATTGGGGAATCAACGCCGTACTTGAGACGCATGTCTTCAATGTACGTCTTACTAACCATCGGGCTTTCCTCGCCATCCCAATGTAGCGCTGCCCATCGAGAGCGCATCTTGTGGTGGCTCTGGTAGAAATACCCATCTTCACGAGTTGGGTTAGCAGCCATCAGCACGAAAGCGCCGTCCGTGGACAATGCGCCCTCTGCCACTTCAAATACTTTTTCTGGTACCCCTGATGCTTCATCAATCAGGAATAGGATGTTCTCTGAGTGAAACCCTTGCAGGGCCTCTGGCTTTTCAGGGCGCGATGTTCGTGCGACTGCGAAAGACTCTTGCGGCCTGTCGATCATGCCAAACCGCTCACTTGACCAAGCGAATTGATTGCCTAGCTCTGGGATTCTCTCAATGAGTCTTGAGTGCCACTTAGCCACCTCTGCCCAGAGAACGTCTTGCAATTGGTGACTCGTTGGCGCGGTACACGGAACCTTGCAAGGGAAATAGCAGATTGGGAACCACAATACACACCAAGCCATGAACGCAGACTTGCCAGTGCCGTGCCCAGACCGTATCGAGACCTTTCTCTTCTCTACAATAGCTTTCGATGCTTCCCATTGCTGGTCTGTTGGACTTGCACCTAAAGCCTCTTTAGCGAACAGGGCAGGCCCACCTTTACGCCACTCGACAATCTTTTGCTCTAAGGCTGCTAGATCCTCTTCAGAGAGACTTAAGGACATCAGCCAATGCTCTAGTTGTCTCAACTTCTCCGCTGTGCTCTACAGCAGAAAGGTCTGGTACTTTCTTCTTTAGCAACCCTAATGCAGCAGTAACTTGTGAGCTTGTCATTTCTTCGCCTGTAAGCACATGACTTTCAAGCTTTTTAATTAATTTCTCTGCTTCTATCTTTTCTCTTATTACTTCTACAGCCGCAGGGTTAAGCAGCTTCTTATGCATCCCTGGTTTTCCAGCCATGATTTATTGATCCTTTGCGAGTTCACTATGGATTATTCGCGGTTAAAGTGGCGCTCTTGCCTTCTCGTATTCCGAATACCACTGATCTGCATGTTCGCAGTCTGCGTATTCCTGGAAGCAGGGAGTGCCTACGGTGTAATGAAGTAATTTGGCTGATGGGTTATAGCTGTACTCCGAAACCAACCAATTCCATGCGTGCTTCAGTTGCCCGATGTCTCCATCGTCCAGCCACTGAAAGCGATGAAGAAGTGCTCCGCTTGCCTGTTGGATATATTCCGGCGTAAGGATCTTGTTCTTTGGGTGACCGCAGTTCCACAGGATGACGCTTGACCAGTTCTTCCGTGGATAGTCTTCGTTCTTGTTGCCGAGATACTTGCGTGGGAATCTAGTCTTGTAGTCATGCTTCACCACCATCACGGCTTTGGTTTCATCAGCTAGGTCGAATAACTTAACGATGTCTTCGTTTACGATCATGTCTCCATCAGCAAACAGCGCCCATCCCTGATAGTTCTGTAGATGAGGGACTAGGAAGCGCGAATAGATGAAAGCGTTACTACCGTCTGCGTGCTTCTCTTCGTATTCGTGCAGCGTGTTTAAGGCTAATGGGCAAAAAGAAACGGGCTTTGTAGCCCGTCTGATGATTGAATTACAGTAAGTGTGGTATGCGACGGCTTCCCGTTCGTCATACCCGACATACACAGGAAGCATTTAGCAGCCTGCTTTACCTTTCTTCCCTGGCATTGGCTTCTTACCCGTACCCTTTGGCTTTTTACCGAACATGGCTTTGTCCTTTCGAAAGATTGCGTCGTAGTTGTCTTCGTACTTCTTGGATGGCTTGGTAACGATACGGTCTCCTGTAACGTCATTGGTGCTCATCCGTTACTCCAAAAGAAAAAGCCCCATGCGGTTAAGCATGAGGCTGTGGTGTGGGGTTGTTGGTGGGCTATGCTGAACTCAGGCTCTAGCTTCGTTTGCTTGATATGGCTCAAGCTGCACAGTTGCGCGGGCTGGCTTGCACCCACTGACAGATTCACAGCCGAATCATTCACCAACAAGGATTAGCACTCGTCGCCTCTCGGATGGGTGAGAGTTGCGCTTGCGATAAATGCTAATGCTTCTTGGAGAAACGGGATTCACTGTCGGAACCTCCCGTGGGTTCCTTCTACCACTCGTTGGCCTAGCGAGTGGGGAACGGTCTAGAACCGGACGTTAGCCCATATTGCTATGGGTGTTCTTTAATATCTGAAATCTGCGCTTGATCGGTATGGATTCTTTAGTTCATCAGGCAGCCAACTGTTTTCATCTTCTTCTTCATACTCGCCACTTTGCGCTTGCCTGACTTCTTCTTGCGCTGCCTTCATCCACCTGTCGTGGCATGTATATGACCTGTCCCGCGCATTGCAGTCAACTGTTCCTATTCGGACATTGCCAACCTCGTATGCGCCACAATCCATCTTTCGGCACATTACTAGCTGGCCTTTCTTTGATCCTCTGTTTGCCCAATGTGGCTTCCAGACTTCCCACCACTCATCGAATGTCATCTTGAATTCAATGCCGCGAGCCTTTGCGCCACTGCGTTGGGTGTAGAACTTTCTCTTTACGTCCTTCATGTCGTATTGCATCAATACTCCGGACAATAAAAAAGCCGCTCAATTGGCGGCTTATAAATGACAAAACCGCCATTTAGGCGGTCTATAAATTACGTTTCTTTCGCGCAGGGGTATACGCACGACAAATTCTAGACCTATTTTTACTTGTGTGCAAGCGATATTTCATGTTATACGAGGCCGCGCTTTCTTAGTCCTACTTCAACCGATACCAACGCATCCGCATAGTCGTCCTCGATCAGTGTTCGCCGTGGCGTGAATACTGCCGCAATGTGGAAGTGAAACACCGCGTTCTTCTGGCTTAGCGGCATTCCTTCCAGAATCGCATCTACAGCCCTTGCCATCGTTCCGTCTACCTCATCTTCCAGGTCATCGCCAAAACTGCCCCATGCGCCACCGCCTGAAAGGATAACGGCACTCTTGCTCGGGTATCCTAGCTTAGTGTCGTCCTGCTGCATCCATTCAGCCCAGACCTCTAAGGCATCCTTGACCTTTTGAGTAGTGGTGTCGATGTGTGCGGGGGCGTTCATTATTTAGCCTCCCAGAACTTGCCCTCTTTGCCGCATTCCACTTCCATCTCGCGCATCGCGGAGCACCTGCCTTCATAGCCACCTTGGAAATGCTCTCCGGTTACGGGGCTGATCGCATCCTCTATGCGAACCCTGCAATAATAGTATTTCTGACGGGTTAACCATCCAGTTTCAACACGGCTGTGCTTACAATTAACGCATAGTTTCATTTCTGTTTCCTTTGACCGAATAGTTGGGCAGCCGCCTCTTCAACAGTCTTGCGAACCGTGTAAGGCAACTTGGCTAATGTGGATTGTGTGAATAAGACTGATCCGGTGTCGTCGTATAGCTGCTTTGCTTTGTCGTGTAGCTCTTCTTCGTTCATAGGAGACTTACCTTGAGCAAGACCTAGAGAAGAAGGGGTTAAAGACCTTTTCATGGGGCAATTTGTTGGTCAGACTTGTATGGGCTTGGGTGCGGACTAATCGACATGGGCTGCTTTTTCATAATGCTAAATTTCAATGTAGTAATGTCGTATCCTCTGCTCTCCAGTTCTTTTATAAGGCTTGGCTCCATCTTGCTGAATAATGGCCTAGCGAAATAGTCTGGCCGGTCGCTGCAAAGAACGTAATACAACAAATTGCTGTCATGCTTCATTCCCTCACCCCTCCATTCAATGACTATGTCTGGAGCGTCATGTGGCAACTTCCCCCAATACATTCGAAGTTCACCTTCTTTGACTTTTGGCCTTCTAAAGCGCTTTTTTGTATTTGCCATCTCACGTTTCCTTTCTGCAATGAGGTTGGTCTTGCTGGGATGCTATTACCCCAAAAGCCTTTAGGGACATACCATCTCAGCAAGGTCATAGTTAGTGCGGACTAATTTGGTTTCTCGATTTCAATGCTGAACTTGATCAGCCCGCTTAGGTGTAGCGCCGTGCAAATAACGACCATCCCAACAGTGAATAATCCGATTGCTTCAAGCATCTGCATTTTCCTTTCTATCTCGCTCTAATTCCCTACATAGGGTCTTGTACTTCGCTTTGATGGCTAAGAAGTCATCCTTCCCATAGTGCTTTGCTTCATGCGGCCCTTTGAGCCAATCAACCGCATCCTGTCCAATTCTCTCGATAAGCCGCTCTTCATATTCTTTAGCTACTGTGTAGCCTTTCCTCGCATACTTTCCTGATCCGCCGTTGCAAGATTTGCATTGACGGTGAGCGTTCAACTCTTCAAACCTGAGTTCAGGATGTGAGCCAACAGAGAGGAAGTGACCACAATCCCATTCACCGCCCCTTGTCCACTCAACATGCGTCCGGCCGCAACTAATGCATGGCTTGCCTTCGTCTCTTAACCTAATGAATCGGTTGAACGCATCTTGGGCTTGTTTTCGGTAATAGCTGATAGGCTTCATTGCCATCAACTTAGCTTTAGTTTCCTTGCGATCAGCCTTCACTCGCTTTTCCTGAGACTTCAGCGCATGTGCTGTGGCATAGGTCACTTGGCATTCGTACTTGTAACAGCAAGGCTGAGTAGGAGTAGCGCGGCGCGGTATGAATGGCTCACGGCACACTCGGCAACGCTTCATCTTTACCTTGCTGGGGGCGTTCACCTATGCCATCTCCATAGCGCTCATGTGTCCAGCCCATGCGCTTACCTTGCGTAGCGGGGATGGGTCAGGCTTAACCTGCTTGTACTCATTGTGGTAAATCTCACCGATTTTCGGCGGCTTGAATGTCGTAAATCCTAGGAACTTCAGCATCAGGTCTGGGTAGTTGTCAGGGATAATGTCGGACTGAGCAATATCGCCTTCAGGCTTCAGCGTGACTTGCTTGCAGATGTATTTAGCACCATTGCGCCCGTGAGATTTAGGAACACCGGAATGCAGAATCAGTAAGCCAGCCGCCCGCAAATACTGCGCGTCATCGAAAGCACAGCTACTGCTGATCCCCATGTGGTCGCGCATCTGCGTGATTGAATGTGGCTCGGCAAGGAACTCGACAATCTTCTGTCTACGCTCCAATGTGCGTTTAGCGCGTTCTTCCTGTGTCATCATGCTGCAATCCTTTCATCGGTCAGTTTGATGTTGTTGCTAGCGCAGAAAGCCAGCGTGTACTCGATTAAGCTGCTACTGCGTGCTTTACTCATGCGTGCCGTCGATTCACGAAGGTTGACGAACTCACCCTCGATTCCTGGCACCATCTCTGCACCTTGCTTGGTTGCCATTGCGTGACCAGAAACCAGCAATACTTTCCATTGCTCAGCAGTACGTTCCTTGCCTGCCCACTGATAGCCGGATTTAGCGAGGTCTTCGCATAGCGCGTGAAACTTGGCGTTCTGATCCAGATTCCGCCTCTCTTCGTCCAGAGTGATAACTAGCGGGTTACTCTCGCTTACAGGGAGATTGCCAAGGACAGCAAGCATGGAGAGCTTGACGTTCTGGTTGATGAGCTTCCATTTGCGTTTGATGGGATCCATCTACTTCTTCCCATCCTCAAATTCGTCACGAAGGACTTGGTCGTATCCACCCAAACCAGATATGGGGAGATTTGTTTCCGGCTGCGTTACGTTGGGGTGCGGACTAATCGGCTTTGCGAAACAAATCCAGTGCGTGTTGCTACGCTTGCCCGAGATGTGTCCGAACAACGGCTTGTAAGGAGTGAGCTTGAGAATTTCACTTACCTTGATTTGGGTTTCATTCCACTTGAATATTAAAAATCCGCCATCTTTCAATACACGGAACCCCTCTCTAAACCCTGATGCAATATCGTCTGGCCAACTTTCTTTCAATACGCCATACTTCTTGGCCATCCAGCTTTCATTGCCCAAAACTTTTAGATGTGGTGGATCGAACACAACCATGCTGAACGTATCTGATGGGAAAGGAAGGTCAGTGAAATCAATCTCCATATCTGGAGTTACTTCAAGTGCACGACCATCGCAAAGCGTGTGCGATTCTGTGCGAATGTCTCCAAACAAAACGTCTGGATGATTCTTGTCGAACCAGAACATCTTGCTTCCACAGCACATATCTAAAATCTGCTTATCCATCACAGCTTCCTTTCTGCAACCCGTTGTGCGTTACCAGACCAAGGTATTGCCCTAGTCATCGCTGAAACCTCTAGCCTTTGGTGCTGGCTTCCTGAACTCGTAAACCTGGCCTGTAAATGGCAGGAATACCGTGTGCTCTTTCTCGAATGTGAAGATGACGCGACCTGTTGCGCCGTTACGGTTCTTTGAGATAGCGGCCTCGGCAGTTCCCTTGTATGGCGAATCCTCGTTGTAGTAGTCGTCTCGGTAGAGGAAAACGATAATGTCCGCGTCCTGCTCGATAGCGCCTGAATCACGAAGGTCTGACATGACGGGGCGCTTGTCTGCCCTCTTCTCGACTTCGCGAGATAGTTGGGATAGTGCGATGACCGGAACATCCAATTCTTTAGCAATAGCCTTCAGGCCGCGTGAAATTGAACTAACCTCTTGCTCACGGTTCGTGCCTTCTCCACGCATAAGCTGGATGTAGTCAATGACGATCACTGATAGGCCGTGCTTGCGCTTGATTGACCTTGCCTTGGCTCTAACTCCTGCAATCGTGAATGTCTTGTCATCAATGAACATGTTGATGTTGTTCAGCCGCCCGATACCGCTTGCAAGGCGTGTCCAGTCTTCGTCTTCCATCTTGCCGTTGCGTAACTTGTAGGAATTAACACGGGCATCAGCCGATATGAGGCGCATGACGATTTGGGCGCTACCCATTTCACAGGAGATAAGCAGTGCGGCTTCTTTGTCGGATTGGATGTTGCGGGCTATCTGAGTGGCAAAGGCTGTCTTGCCCATAGATGGACGGCCTGCAACGATGATGAGGTCTCCAGGTTCAATCCCTCCGCCTAGTTCACGGTCTAGGTCATCAAAGCCAGTCTTGATGCTCTTAATCTCACCGTGGAACGCTGCGTCGATACGATCAGCGCATGCAGGTAACAATTCACGCACAGCAACAGGGTCGTCGGTTTGCTTGCTCTCGGTAATCCCCATGATTGCGGATTGAGCGCGGTCTAAGCTGGATTGAATGTCTGCCGTGCTGTAGAGGTCTTCCTGAATCTCTGCCGCGATGGAGATTAGGCTTCTGGCTACCGCCTTGTCCCTGACAATCTCGGCGTAGCGTTTTATGTTGGCAGATCCTGGCGTGTTCTGAGCCATTGCGCCGATGTAGCTAATACCACCCACTCTATCCAGCACTCCAGCAGCTTCCATGCTCTCGGCAACGGTAACAATGTCGGCTGGCTGGTTACGCGCAATCATCTTCTCGATGTGAGAGAAAATCACTTGATGGTCATGGCGGTAGAAGTCGCTCTCAGACAGGATGCCAACAATGCGGTCGATGGCGTTGTTATCCAGCAACAATCCGCCAATTACTGACTGCTCTGCCTCGATGTTGTGCGGCGGTAGTTTCAGTTCTTCAAGCATGCTCATGGCTTGTTCTCGTAGTTGCCTTCAATAATCTTCACAAAGTTCTCCTGCTTGAAAATCCAGTCGAAGCAGCAAGCAGTCCACTTGGCGTTACGGCCTGTAAGAAAATCATTGCCTGCAATGTGCTCAAAGAATCTTTCCCACCATTCAATGTTTTGTCGCTTCTGGTTTTCTTTCCATCTGGCGTTCATAGCCTTCTTCCTTTTCTCTGTAATCATGCGAACAGCAGGAAGATCAGGGAGCGTGCGATTGAACAGATCAACAATCTCTTGATATGGGCAGTTGGAAACTTTGTTTCCGACTAAAGAAGTATCTTGGTTAATGGTTAATGGTTTATGGTTAAGGTTATTTTGGGTTCCACTTTGGTTTTCATCTGATAACCCATCAATAACCACTTGGGTTTTCTTCGGCCTCCCGCCTGACTTTCCGTTGATACGGTTCTTCTCTGCCTTCTCTTGATATGCTGCTATTTCGCTATCGCAACGTGTGTGTTTCCACCCATCAGGAGTATCTAAAAAGAACTCTTTTAGTATGGTTTCGATAGCGTTTTGCTCATGTTCGGTTTTTGCTGATAACCGACGGAAAACCACTTGGGTTTCTTTCGGTATTGGCTGTTCGTTTAGGTAGTACATGTCCAGCAACTGGCGATAGATCCCGTGCTCAATCAGAGACAAGTGAGCTGTGTCTCTCCTGTAGTCGCCAATGTGATGCTGGTAGTGATGCATCTTTGTTCCTTAGTTGCCCAACATCTTGATAATGGCTTCATACCAGCGATGAACAGCCCTGCACTTAGCAGGCGTCTTCTTGCCGGATGGGATCTGTCTAGCGCGGCGAATAGCCATGTTTGTCGGTGTCATTCAGCAACCCCAGCTATCGAAGTGTTGATAATCAGGATCGTCACGGAACAGATGTGAGATGCCGACAGCCAGGGCCAGGCCACATAGAACGCCAAGGACGAAAACGCCAACTACGATTAGTGCGGTTGTCATGCTGCGATCCTCCCGTTGAGAGATTTGAGAAGCTCCCGCTCTGCGTCGATAGAGAGCCATTGCTGAACAGCCAGATTTCCGACGACACAGCACCATGCACCTAACTTGTCTGCTGGCAGGTCACGGCGCTTTACGTTGTCGTCTGAATGGAGATAATCGGTAACGTGTGGGGGATGTGTGCCAATGAGTTCGGCAAGTGTCCTGAGGGTCATACCTGTGCTTCTACGGTGCGCCCATGAGAGACGGACGGCATCGCGGTATGTCTTGCAATGTGCAACCTGTTCCATAGGCAATGGTGACGGGGCTTGTAGCATCCCTCCCATCAGTCCTAGCGGCATATTCATTGATGTATTCATTTAATTTTCTTATCAATTACCTGTTGAATTAGCAGTTGCAAAGTTGCGTAAAAAAAAGGGCTGGTTACTATGGATAGCCAGCCCGAGTGGGGTTTTCATGCAGCCTCCAATGTCGGGAAGTAACAATCACTCCAATCATCAAAGGACTTCTTTTGACGGCGCTCTTGATAATGCTTCGTGTTCTTGCAAGACGTGGTTATGTAGATATTGCCGATCTCATATGGGCCAGAGTCCATGAGACGAGCCATGACATAGCCTTCGCCCCGACCTCTCTGTTCCCACTTGCCGGACTTTTGCCAAATTTGCCACCAGTCCCAAAACTTGAGGTTAAATTCAATGCCGCGAAGTCTTGCGTTGTTCTTTTGTGTTTGAAAGGCCCGCAATGGGGCGCTGTAAGTCGAATAACCACCTTCTCTGCAATGCTTCAATATTTCTTTGTATTGAGCGTGTGTGCAGCCAAGTTTTTCAAGGCAACGTTTTTCCTTGTCTGCAATCCGCTTGGATTTAGTTTCTGCCGAGCGAATGCATCTGCCGCCGTCATTTCCTTTGATTCCGTTCTTTGCGAGAATTTGACGGATGCGCTCCCGAGATACCATGAAGTGGGTTCCAATCTCTTGAAGCGTTTTGCCTTGTTTGTACATGGCAATAATCGCTTCTGCTCGATCAGTTGGGCGCATAGGTGATGGGGATGCCATTACTTACCTCTGCTCAATCTTTTATAAAGGTTCTGAACATGAATGACGCCAGGGTTTTTGATTTCCCCAGACATCAGCTTGTAGAACCAGCGTTCCGTTACCCCGATGTCTGCGCAAAGTTGTTTTGGCGGAACGGAAGTGTTCCGTGCTAGCTCTAATGTTTTGGTAAGAAGGTCTTTATCCATGGCTGACAGTATGAACTATAGTTCTAGTTCGTGTCAAGAACAATCGTTCTTCATTGGAACCACAGTTCCTGAAGATATAGGTATCGTTCACGGTATGAATATGGTTCAACCATTCCACCCGCAAACGGTGGTGAACTTCGTAACAAACCTGAAACAGTTGCTAGCAACAACCAAGATCAGCAAAAAAGACGTAGCCAAAAAAGCCGGAGTCACACCCCGATATATAGATAAGCTGCTAACTTATGGAAGCTACCCGACAATCGAGGTAGCTGAAGGCATTGGCTCGGCTTTCGGTGTATCAGGCTGGCAGATGATTATGCCTAACCTGCACTACGAGCTTGCCAAGTCTGGGAAACTTGACAAGATCATTGACGACTACTCCGCTTCCTCATCTACCACCCAGGAATTCATCTGCGAAGTTCTTGCGCGCGAAATAGCTAAGTAATCTATCTGTTATATGAATGACCCGCTTCGGCGGGTTTTTTGTTGCCTATCGTAAAAAAACGAACAATAGTTCTTGACATGAGTGGAACAATAGTTCATCATTGACCCATCGATTAGCAATTCGATACCTAGCACAAGTCAGTGGCCGC